GTGACGACGCTACTTGCTATCGACCCCTGCGGGGTCGGGGGGACGACGGGGATCGTCCTCGTCGGTTATGAGAATGATTCTCATGCACGACTCCTCAACTCGTGGAACCCCGGAACCGAGGAAACCTACGACTGGTTCTACAAGCGAATGTTCGACCGCATGGTACAGCCGGATGTTGTGGTGTGCGAGAAGTATGTCAACCGTAACATCCCCGGAGCCGACATCAACCCGGTTCGCGTCGAGGGCGCCGTCCACATTTTCGGCCGGTTCCTTGGAAAAGAGATTGTGTGGCGCACGCCACAACAGCGGCTGTTCGTCCGCGATGAGAACCTCCGCAAGCTCGGCCTCCTATTCGAGAAGGTCGAGGACCACCACCACGACAGGCGGGAGGCCGCACGCCACGCAGTGGCCTTCCTGGTGGAGCGCACACAACACAAACCAACATATGAGAAAGGGTGGCACTGATGATTAAGAAATGGAACACCGCGAGGTGGATCAGGAAATACTGCTACGACAACGAGGCGCTGCACGTCGAAGACTGCTTCGAGCTGGCTGTGCGCCTCGGGAAGGCGGGCATCGGCCCCGTCTTCGAATGGGACGCCGACGACCCGTTCTCGTCGCATCCGTGGAACGGCCAGGGCAACGGTTCGCACAGGTTCGTCGACGTGCTGTTCAACATCATAGGGCCGAGTTGGCTGTACACGCCGAACACAGACATCCACCGGTGGTGGAGACGCTATAAGGCAGGTGAGTAGGAAGAAGCCCCCGCGCAATGCGGGGGCTTCTTCTATGTCCCTCGGCGACGCGTTAGCCTAGCGCCACCCAGCTGACGTGGACGTTCGTGTCAACTGGCCACGGCCAGTTACAGGCGGCCGACACCCCGAATTGCTTCTTGTCCACGGGGAATGCGATAATGTTGTGGGTTATGGCGTCCGTCACCTGACACAGAAGAGAACGCGGGATGCGGTCGAGCTCTTCCGGGAACGGCACAGTGAACGATTTGTGTTTATACTGCTCCCACCGCTGGTAGCCGGTTTCGAACACACCAGCCGCGAGAACGGCCATCTGCGCACTGAAATAAGTGAACCCCGCGCCATCGTGCTGGAGCTGTATACGGTCATTCAGAATATTGAAGATGATCGGCTCGTCTGCCGTGCCCTCCACACCCTGGCGTTTTAGCTCGTCCACCTTATTCTGTGCGTCCCATCGCGTCTTCACCGGGTAGATGACCTGCTTGCGCAGCTTACCGACGACGTTGGACACGGAAGACGAGATTGTGTTAAACAAACCCTGCAGGGGTTTGACGGGGTCTGTGCCCTCAATGTGTGCGATCCCGTTGCTGTCCGTTGTAGCCATGCTTCCTCTCCTTACGTGTTAGGCTGATTGGACTCCAGCACCAGTATAGTGCCGTTGAAATAATTGTAGAACTCTTTGTGAGGGTTGTTCGTCAGTCTGTTCTCCCCGATAAGTCGGAAGGTCACTTGCGTGATGCGAGGGACCGTCATGTTGAAGAATGCATAGAGATCATAATACCCCGGGTTGATCTCACCGTTGAACATGCCCGGCATCTGGGACACGTAGTGATCTTCCTCTTTCGTTTGCGTGCCAACCACCGGGACCCAGGAGGTCCGGACAACCAGCTGCATCTTCGAACGAAATGCGTCTGTTGCACCTGTGTTCACGTAACGCCCACTGCCGAAGAAGAAAAAGTTTAAGTAGCCTTTTCCGTTCTCGGGATAGTTCAAAACGCACTCTGACATCAGGACCTCGGTAGAGTTGGGCCCTAGCATCCTCAAGTCACCCGTGAGCGAGCGGAATGACAGCTTGTTATTGGTGTTGTCCAGGTTCGACATCAGCCCATTTAGGGAGTTGCGCACACCCCCAATACCCAGATTGTTGAGACCTGAGTTGATGGATGATATCTCGTCCTGCACCCACGCACCCCATGTGTCTCCGGCGCCGAGGTTCTTGTTGGGTATCATTCCGGCTTGTACTCCTTGTGCGGTTGGTTGAACTGGAACACGTTGTAGATCGTCTTCGGGATCTTCGCCTCGTAATCGGCCAGCGAAACACCCGTATCGATCTGATTGGAGAATTCGTCGCAAGTTATACGGGAGGTGGCGGTTACCGTGATCTCTTGGTTGTTCATATCGACGTGCGTCGTCATGAATCGGTCCCCGCCGTAGTCGAACGCCGATCCTGATGTGAGGAACAGGTCGTTACCAGTCATAGAGGGTGTGCGGCTCTCCAGGTTAGGGGAGGTGAGTGTGATCGTCGGGGTTGACCCCGATTTCTCCCATACGGCACGGAGACTGTTGTCTATCGCCAGCGACGGGGTGTTGATCAACGGGTTGTTGATCTGCTCCTCATCGCTTCCCAGGGTAGACGAGCCCGTGTGCGTGACATACGTGTCCTCCGGACCCATCACCAGTCCTGTGCCACGGAAACGCAGCGAGTTGTAGTAGTTGGATGGCCCCGAGGACGCGGCGATGCGGAACGGCGAGTAGTCAGACGTAACCATGCCGCGCACAGTTACGATGATCTGGTTGTGGTTCTTCGGATCGAGGCGCACAGAGAGGCTTCCGCCCTGCCCCAGCCACTGGGAAGCGGTGATCGGGAGTCCGTCGTTTCCGGCAACGCAGTACGCCGTGTACTCCAACCCCGATGTGTCCTTCGCCGGAATGTAGTCTTTGCACTGGGTAACCCAGGGCGTCATGGCTTCGATCACGTAGGCGTCAAGCGTGATCGTCTGTTCCACGGTCTTCCGGGCGTCCACTTGGATGATCGTGTCTTTCGACTCTTTGCTCAACGGCAAGTATTCGTTGTATGCATACCGCATGGGCCTGTACGTGGTCTTCACGGTCTTAGTGGACTGTGCGAGATCCACGCTGTAACTCATGCCCGTCACGTTGTTCATATGCTCCTTCAGGAAGTTATTGTCACGAAGGAACAGCAGGTTCGAGTTCTGGCGAAGCATGTACACGTTATGCACGGCGCACAGGGTGTTCAAGTAGTCCCACACGTTGAACGACCCGCCCGGCGCCATGATGACCGGATTGTATTGATCGGACTTGATGAAGCCGTCCACATACACCTTGTCATAATCGCACAGCTTGAACAGCTCGACGACAACGTTTCGGAAGTTATTGTACTGCGTGGGGACGACCTTCACCTGCTTGAGTTTGTAGCACAGGTCGTCGACAGTCACGGTGTTCGTCGAATAGTTGGACGTGAACGTTCGCACATCCCCCCGGAACTCGTACACGCTCGACACGGGGTGCTTGTTCGTCCACGTCGTCGACACGTCCGCCGGCTTGAAGAACCTGTCTGTCAACGTCATCACCGGGTAGCCCTTGGTGCCGCCCGGAACGCTGTACGACATGCGATCCCACTGCGCGGAAAACGACTCTAGCGAGCGGTCCGTCCTGTATTCGAAAGGCTCGGGTGCGATGCTCACAGCAGCACCTTCTCAACGAAGGTAGCCGTCACGGCTACCTCGTAGCCGTCTATCGCCGCGCTGTACTCCTGTATCGAGTACGGCTCCTTCTGTTGAAGCGCGCCATAGCCCATTCCGGGGAGGAACGGCCCGTAATTGTTCGGCACGTCGTTGATCGTCTTCACCTGGGTTTCGGGGTATGCTCGCACACAGATACTCGAAATTCGGGAGCTCGCCCACATCTGGATTTCGCCCCACGGGTTGCTGATGTTGTTCGTGGGGATCTGAGTCGTGACGTAGCGTCCGTCGAACTCGCTGACAGCCGTCACGGCCGTGTCGTTTATCTGGATCGTTCCGTCCCCGCGGCACCCTGCCCACAGCTTGTAGCCCTCCGGCCAGTGGATCTTCTGACCGATCTGCCAGATCCAAGACGGGTTCCACGACCACGCCGGGGCCCCATTGTACGTGCCCGGAGTGGCTACGTGCGGGATGTCGTCTGTGAAAACCGTGGCGTTAGGCGTGTAGTGGGACATGAACAGCGGCAGGAGGTTCGTCTTCATCGCCAACGGGTCCACGTAGTAAAGCAGCTCGTTCGTGGACAGCAGGTACAGCAGGGCGGCGTGCTCAGCCACGGTGTTGGCCGCCCAGGTTAGCGTGAACTCCCTGTGCGTCAACGCCGACCGTTTGGCGAAGCCGTCTCCTCTAAGAGTTGTAGCGCTGTAGTTGAATCCCGTGCTATTGCTCTGGAAGTTAGCCACGGGTGCGTCTATCCAGCGCATGTCGTTCAGTGTGCCGAACCACACTTTGGGTCGTTTAGGCATTCCTATGCTCCTCTCCTCGATGCCATGGCGTTAGAGCCGTTGACCATCCCCACTATAGCATTGCCGTCTATCACCGTCGGTTTGTTAACTGCGCTCACCAGGATATGCCTGTCCGTACCGGACAGCTCGACGAGAATCGGGCCCCCGCCGAATCCACCGCCCGCACCGCCGGACGACGCGGCCGAAGCCCCCGAGGCAGCGGCGCGGCCGGAGTTGACGGCCTCCAGGAAGCCGTAGCCTACGGTCTGTGCGGCCTGCCTGTTGATGACGAACTCGCCTGGCGTCAGCATGGCCGGCACCGTGTCCGTGGACTGCTTGCCACCGCTGTACGAGGACCCGCCGACCTTTCCACCCGTGGAGAACCCCCATGCCTGGTTGAAACCGAACATGAACTGCCCGACGGACAGGCTTCGGAGATCCCGCACACGGTTGCACAGGTTAATGGCGTCGGTTGCAGCCTGGTTGAACGAGAACCCCGCCTGCTGTGCGCTGCTGATGATGTTGCTGAACGCCCCGTAGCCGGCCTCTCGGATGCCATTGATCGCATAGGACATCCAACCGGCCTTGTTGCCTGCTACGTCCATCGAGTAGGCAGAGCCGTGAGCCTGATTGCCCATGTTGCCCAGCCCGTGTGCGGCTGTGTTGGCTGAGCCGGCGGCCTTCCACATCTCCGCGCCGATGTTGCCCGTGATCTGTCCGAGCTGCTGGAACGTCACGGCCGCCTGTTCCGCGGCTCCTCCGACGCCACCCCCGCCGAGAGCCCCTCCGAGGCCGGCCGCATCTCCACCGGTGTTGTTCAGCGAGTTGCCGAGCTTGTCTGCGGCGTCCCTGTTGTCGTCCATTGAGTGCTGCGACTTGCGGTTCTTCGCCTCCAGGTCGGAGAGGGCACGCAGGGCCGGATCGGCGTTCACACCCACCGTGAAGTTCCGCGGAACGCCGTTGATCACCTTAGACAGGTCTGTGAACGTCGCCGCGTACCTCTCGGTCTCCGCACGGGAGTAACCCATCGAGGTCATGTTGTTGATGAACTCCGCGCGCAGAGCAGACGCATAGGCTAGAACCTGCTGCTGGCTGGCGCCTGTGTTGGCATAAGCGAGAACCTGCTTCTGGTATGCCTCGACGAGGGACAGCACGTTGCCGCGCTGCTCCCGGGCGGCGTCCGAGAAGCCCGCCAGGTCGCGCCGCGCCTTCTGTTGTGCGTCCGAGAGCTTCTGCATAGCCTCGTACAACTTCTGGTAGTTGCCGGCCTGGTCGCCTTCGGCGTTCTTCCGATCCGTACGGTTCTTCTGCTGTGCGACGGCATTCTTCTGCAGCTCGGCGCGGATGTCGTCGGCTCGCAGCGTATCTCCGTAGTCGACGGCCACCTTTAGTTGAAAAGTCAACTTGTTCCGGTCCGACTGGAGCTTCGACAACTCGGCGTCCAGCTCGGCGATCTTGTTGCGCGTTTCCTCGATCGACTTGTTGGCGTCGCCGATTTCCTTGTTCGCCGACTGCGCGTCCTTCGCCGCGTTTTCGAAGTACGACTTGATCGTCTTGAACGACTTCGCCGTCTCGTCCAGCGACTTGGGGAACTCCCACCGGAAGTTGAAGGCCGCGTTCGCAACGGAGGACAGTTCGCTGATGTAGTCGGTGAAGGTCTTTATCTCCTTCGCCGCTTCCTTGATCTTCTTGCCAGCCTTCTTCGCTCGGTCCCCGAGCTTCCTCGTCCTGTGCCGAGCTTTCTTGGCGTGCTTGGCGGCGTTCCTGGCACCCCTCGCGAAGCCCTGGTCGAGAGCCTTACCCAGATCCTTGATGGACGGCAGAGCGGCCGTGGAAGACTTCCCGAGGCCCTGCAGCGAAGCCGAGGCCTCCTTCGAGAAGTCCTTCCCCGTGGCGATGCTGGCGGCGATCATGCCGATCGCGTTGCCCGCCTTCTGTGCGAGGACAGCGGCCTTCGAAATCTGGTTCGCCGATTGCGTCGCCTTGTTGGCCACGGCGTGCAAACGCTGCTCAACCCGCTCCAACACCTGCACGGAGCCAACGCCGTGACTGCGCAGCAGTTGCATAATCTGCTGGATATAGGCGTTCATCACCTCGGCGTCCCCGCCGGAGGCTTCGGCCGCTTGGCGCACAACAGCATAGAGCGCCTTCAGATTGGACCGGCCGGCCTCCGAGAACTCGTCGAAGTTCATGCCGTTCTTGTACAGGCTTTCGCCCAGGTTGGCCACGGCATCTTCGAGGTTGACGAACGCCTCGTCCCCGGACAGCGCGGAGTCAACGACCTTCTTGAGCTCCTTGGCCGCCTTGTCGGCCTTCTCGCCCATGTTGTCCATCTCGTCCGCGGCGTCGGCAGTGTCGCCTTTCAGACCCTTCATGGTCTGCGCGGCCAGGTCGGACTCATTGCGCACACCGTCAAAGGTCTGGTGCGCGTTGTCGTCGATCTTCTTCAGCGTGTCAAGGATCTTCTCGCCGTCGAACCAGGAGATCTTGCCGGAAGCCACCATCTCCTGGATCTTGTTCTTGAACGAGTCGATGTACTGGCTGGACTTCTGGGTGCTGCGTTCGATGTCGTCGGCTATAGAACCGAAGCCGTTCTGACGGTAGAGCTCTGCGAGCTTCTTCTGCGAGTCTGTCATCTCCGAATTGCCCTGCGTGACGAGCTTCGAGTACTCCTGTACGGAGAAGCCCATCTGGCGCAGAGTGGCCAGCTGCTCGTCGCCGAACTGCTTGAAGCCCGTGTTCCCCGCGATCTGCTCAGCCATTTTCTTCAGCGAGTTCTCGCCGATTGCATACGTCTGCTTCGATATCTCGTCGGTCGACTGACCGGTCTTCTGTGCAAGGAGCTCCTGTGCCTGTGCGAGGGCCTTCGTCTGGGCATTGGCGTCCGACGTGGAGAACAGCTGCGATGACATAGACTCGCCGGCCTTGTTGGTGGCCTTCGCGAACACGTAGGCCGCGCTCCCGCCTTCTTCGAAGGCCTTCGTGTCCTGCATCACGGATTGCGCGAGGTCGGCCTGGGCCTGCTGGAGCGCCTTGGCCTCGGCCCTAGCGGCTTCGGATCGCTTCGTCCAGGACTCCGTGACCTTCGCCAGGCCCGTGAAGAACAAGGATATACCGGCGCCTGCGGCAAGCCCTTTGAGGGCGCCCATGAGCCCTGAGGTGGCTTTCTCCGCGGTGCCCATCGCGCCGGCGGCTTGCCCCGCCCCGCCTGCTGCAGCCCCGGCTGCGGACTGCGAGGCCGCCGCCTGGCCCGCCGCCCTCTGTGATGCGGCAGCACCCCGAGCGGCTCCGGCGTTCTTGTAGAGAGCACCAGTCTGCTCGTTGACGGAGACCGTCGAGAGCTTGTAGAGCTTGACCGTCTCCGCAAGGGCGGACAGAAGCGAGCGGATAGACGTGATGGGGTGCTGCATCGCGATCCCCATTGACCTCTGTGCGGTCGTTAACGCGTAGGCGCCGCCGAGTACGAGAGCCTGCTTGGCGTAGTAGCCGGCCATGATCCCGCCGGCCGTTAGGAAGGCGCCGGCCAGCTTGGCGACCCACTGCGCCGCGGGGTTCTGCACGAGGTTCGTCAGGACCGTCACCAATCCGGTGAGGGATCCGAGCATGTCGCCGATACCCGAATTGGACGAACGGCCGATCTCCGCCTTCAGATTCGCCCAGGAGTTCTTCAGCATCTCCAGCTTGCCGGCTGTGGTGGACGCGATCTGCTGGTACTGGTCGTTGAGCGTTTTCGAGTCGTTGTATCCGGACTCGGCGTCCTTCATCGTCTGTTCGAGCGTCTTGTGCGCTTCAGCCAGACGAAGGATCGTCGGGACGTCGCGGGAGGCCTTGATGCCCAAGTCTTTGAGCACGCCGATGGCGCCCTGGCCCTGGTTCTTGAGCCCGGCGATGAACTTGACGAAGATATCGCTGAACTTAGACGTCCCCCACGCGGACTGGACTTCCTGTGCGGAGACCCCCGCCACGCGCGCGAACAGGTTAAGCTCGTCCCCACCACCCCGGATGGCCTTCTGCATCTGGGTGAACATACGCGTGATGACACCGCGGGAGAGCTCAGGCGCGACTCCAATGGATGCCAGGGCGCCGGACAGGCCGACCACCTGGTATTCGGTCATGCCCGCGAACTTGCCCATGGCGGAGATCTGCGTCGAGGTGTTGGCGATCTGAGATTCCGTCGCGGCCGAGTTGACGCCGACCTTCAAGATCGAGGAGGCGATGTTGTCGAAGTTCTGGCCGGTCGTGCCCATGATCGTCTGGAAGCGCGCGATCGTCTCGCCGGACTTGTCGAGCGAAAGGTCGGTGGTGGCCGACAGCTTCGCGACCGTCTCGGTGAAGTCGGTGATGGACTCTTTGGCGACGCCCAGCTGCCCGCCGAGAGCGGCGATGTTCGACAGGTCCTTGAAGTTCGTCGTCGTGACGGAGGCAGCCATCTGTTCGAGTTTGCCGCGTAGTTCGTCTGCAGACTTCCCGGCGATGTCGTTAGTCCGCTTCACCTGTGCGAAGGCCGACTCGTAGTCCATCGACTCTTTGACGACGGTGGTGAACGCGCCGATCGTCGCCTTCGAGATGTTCTGCATAACAGCGGCCACGTCGTAGAGGGCGTAACGCATATTGGAGATGCGCGACTTCGCCTCTTCCGCAGCTCGGCCGGCCCTGTCGAAGCCCTCCCCGGCCTCTCGGCCGCCTCGACCGGCTCCGTCCAGGCCTTTGCCGATGTCGGCGCCGACGACCTTTCCCTTGATGTTATCGAGGGCTTGTGCGATAGTGTTGATGGATTCCGCAGCCTCGTGGAGCTCGGACGTACCCTGTACGTTGAACTCGATAGTCTGCTTGATATCAGGCATCACTCACTCCTGTTGTAGTAGTCCATCCTCGTGGGCAGGTCTCGCTCCGCGTAGTCCGGCATGTACGGTGTCATCACAGTGTCCTTGCCCCACTTCTGCTTGTCCTCATAGGGAGGCGGATCGGTGGCTCGGTGTGTGCTGACCCAATCATGCATCATCCTTGCTTTAGTAGCATAGCATGTTCTATCCTCTGCGCGCCATGCTATATCAGGGTCCGTCGAATGACACAGCCAGATAGGATTACCACACTTCTGGCATGTCTCGTCCTTAACCGTCTTATAAGCCAACACAAGCTTATAGTCCAACTCCGTCCAGTGCCCGAAAGGGTCGGGCTGGTTATAAATGACGGCGGTGGGCCTCATGTGCAGGTCCACCGCCGTCCTAACCATCGATAGAGCGCCGCTCCCCCCTTTGTCTTGGAGGGCGTCTATCAGAAATCCACCGTCACCGCGTTGTCGTAGTCGGCGGAAGCTCCGAGAAGGTTCATCGCCGCTACGAGCAGACCCAGATACTGCTCGCCGGGCAGTGCGTTCAGGATCTTACGGATCTCCTCCGAATTGAACTTCCTCTCGTCCACGTTGCCTTCGGCGTCTTCGATCTTGTACAGCGTCTTCGACAGAAGCGCCAGATAGGCCTCCGACACACGCTTCGTCTTGTTCTTCGTCTTGTCCGCGCTCTCGATGCCGATCATCAGCTCTTCGCGCACATCGGCTGTCACTGACTGAAGGTGGAACGTCAGCTTGGAAGCGTCCCGCCTCTTCACCGCCTCCTTGATCACGTCGGCGTCGGCCTGCTCTTTGATGAGCCGCTCGACGTCCTGCACCGCTTCGGCGTCCAGGTACACGACCTTCTCAGCCTTCGGCGCCTTGGATCGAGACAGCACCTCGAAAATGTCCATAGTTGAAATCCTCTCTGTTAGGCGTTAGGGTAACGTCGTAAACAAGAATAGCACAGGGCGGAGAGGAGACGCCCTGTGCTATTCGCTGAGGTGTGCGCTACGCCACCGTCACCTTGACGGTCACATTCGCACAAGCGGGGTGGCTGACGATGACATCTGCACTGCCCGCCTTCAGGCCGGTCACCACGCCGAGCGGGCTGACCGACACCGTAGAGGTGTCCTTCGACAGGTAAGAGCACACGGAGCGCGCCACATGGCCGTGGATCTTCGGCAGGATCGGGCGGTGCTCGTTGAGGGACACCGTCAGGTTTTCCGTGTCGGTGATCGCCGTCGTGTTGTCTTTGAAGACGCCGTTGACTGCCAACTGGCCCTGCTGCAGGAACGACACCGTGTAACGGGTCGGGTTGTCGCCTTCCAGCGTGTTCTTGTACGTGGACTCGATCATGAGGAACGCGCAGTACCACTGACCGGCAGCGATGGGCTCACGGCCCTTCAGGACACCGCGCACAACCAGAACGAGGTCGACGCGGGTCTTCTTGAACATGTTCCACGCCTTCGCGTAGATCGAGTTCGCATCGTCGGGGTTCGTCGGGTAGTACATGGTGAGGGATCCCTCATACTGTGCGGCGCCACGGGAAGAAGACCCCGCGGCGTCGAGCAGAGACAGGGACGACTGCTCCTTCGAAGCCTTGGCGGCGGGGATCGTCGTGTCGTCCCAGTTGATAGCGTCGCCGATAGCCACAGCGGAGTTCATCTCCTCCACGGTGATAGCGTTGATATCCTTCACGGATGCCTTGGGAAGAACCCAGACGTTGACGTGTTCGTTGGAGAGTACTTTCTTATCCATTATGCGGTCACCTTCTCGTTGAGGACGAACGCGCCGTTCTGAAGGAAGTTCGGCTCGTACTTGATGAAGCCGTTCGACTCGTACCCGTCGACCGGGTAATCGGTCTGGAAGCGGTAGATGCTGAACACATCTCCGACTTCGAACGGCTTGTTCGGGCGCTTTCCGATGCGCTCCACAATGAACAGCGTGATGTCGGGCTTCATCGTGATGTCACGGATCATGTTGAACACGCCCTGGTCGTCCACGCTCTCATCCCGGAGTGCGGTGAACTTACCTTCGTATTTGGCGAGGGTCGGGTTCTCCACTTCGGAGATGTCGCAGATCGTTCGGGTGTTGTCCGTGTCGGGGTCGGTTTCGCCGAGCGAATAGCCGTCCAGGATCGCACACGACACATTGAACACCAGGTTGCGCGGGTTGTCGGTAGCACTGAATTGTGCGTTGAGTTCCGCCGCCGTAGGATGCTGCCAATCAGCGAATGCCTCAGGAGCGGCGAAGAGAATAGTCACGTTGCCGCGAAGCATACGAACTTCGTTAGCCACTGTGCTTCCCCCTTTTCTCGTTGTCGTTGTCAATGAAACAGTCGCTACAAGGCTCTTCCTCGGTTATCGGCACCAACGTCCCGAAGAACTGAGCGAAATCATCCGGGTACGTTCCGACGTCCCCGGTGTTCATGTCTTTGTAGAGGCCCATATACACCATCCTATCAAATACGGTTTTTGAGGTTCGTGATAAAGGAGCAGTAGAGCTCATAGCCGCACTGCACCACTTTGTGGTTGGTTCCGGCGTAGTTCAAACCCTGACCGCCGTGGACCGTGATCCCGCCGCTGTTGTCCGGCTCGAAGCCCACGAGCCCCCACAGGATCTTCTCTCCGATCTCGCGGGCGTGCTGTGCGGTGAGGGCTCGCACATGGCACAGGAAGAACACCCGGTAGCCGTCGTTGAGTTGGGAGACGATGCTCGTCGCCTGGCTGATATGCCCCGGCGTACCGAACACGACTGCAATGTACGGCATCTTCTGGCCTTCGTCGAAGTCCGGCAGCGCAACCTCCTCCACGACCCTCTGGGGCGGCACCCCGGAGAGCTCGCGGACCTTCGCCATAATGTCATCGATGTATTTGGCCATGCGTCGCTACCTCCCCCACTTCCAAATACGGCGAGTCTCCGTGTAGACTTCCTTGCGGGTCTTCTCGTCGAGCTTCACCTGCTTCGCCACCTTGTCCAAAGCCTTCATGCCCCACACTCTATCATCGCCGTACTCCTGGCCGAGGATGTAGTCGTGGTCCCAACCGCCGTCGAACCTGTTGGATCCCTCGATCCAGCCGTACTCAACCGTCACATTGTCCGGCACGACGACGCTCACGCTGTCATGCATGTGGCTCGTCCAGATACGGCCGATCTTACCCGGTACCAGAGCGGACGGGGTCTTCTCAATCGTCTCCTGCAGGGCAGGCGGGATCTCCTCGGATATCTTATCGATGACGTTGGCGAATAGATCGTATTCTCTGAAGTCCTGAATGCGCTTAGCGTACTTCGTGAACTTGTTGGCACCGATCTTTGTGCGAATCTTCATACCTACACCTCGGCCTTGTTCATCGGCGTGTTGCAGATGATCGTTCGCTCGAACGACTGCGAGGCGTCGATTACAGCTGATACCGTCATCAGGTAGCCGACCATGTGCGGGGTATCCTGAGTCTTCACGACTTTGATGCGTGCCGCCATCGGTATGTTAAGCGACATCGTCGAGCGGGGGAGTTGTACGCGCACACGGTTAGTCGTCTGGGGCGCAATCTGGTCGTTCGCTACCTCAGGTTGGCGTATCGGCTGTATACGCGCTTTCCCAGAATATACGACTGAGCCATAATCATAGCTGTCAGTCTTAGCGTCGTATTTGATGTTTTTGCCATCATAGATCGTAACCTCGTCTACCATGTAGCGTTCGACTCGTTTGGCCGCCATGGCCAGGCGACCCTCAGAGATACCGGCCAAGAAACTCCCTCGCTCTCTCGAACACGTCGTCACCCTTCATCGGGACGAGAACGAGTCCCTCGCCGTTCTCCAGCGCATCCCCCTGTGCGTCATATTTATCGGCCAAGGCGAGCAGGGCCTCAATGTTCTTGTCTCCGCCGGACAGCGTGAAGTCGTCCGCCTTGACGTTTTCGACCCCGCCCTCCGACACGAGCTTCGCCGCGTAGGCGCGCAGAGCCGCAGCCGCAGCCTTGAACACATTCGTGTACAGTGCGCACAGCCGTTCGAGAAGCCTAGCATCCAGGTCGATACCGGGCAGGAACAACTTCAACTCCTCCACGGTTATTTTCGCCACGTCGGCTCCTTTCCACTGCAGGAAACCCCGCCCCTTGTGAGGGCGGGGTTTCCATCCTTGTCGGGTATCGTTATCAGGCGCCCGCACCGCTGGAGGCCAGGGTGCCCTCCGGGGCGATGAAAGCGGACTTGACGAGGTGGCGGATCTTCGTCCGGTATGCATCGTTATCGAACGAGCCCTCCAGTTCGGAGCTGTTCGTGGTCTTCTCGACGAAAATCTTCGGCGCGGTCTCGCCCTCAAGGAACACGTTCACGATGTTCTTACGGGGCATCGAGTTCTTCGGGGGCAGAAGGAACCAGCACTTGTCGGCGTAATCGCCGGCGATGAGCGCGAGCTCGGGGACCTCGTAGACGTTCGCGACCTTCCCGGACACCGTGTTGCCCATCACCTGGGTCTCGGTACCATTCTGGCGGCGGATCTCGACGACCTTCATGATCTGCTCGGCGCGGCTCGCCAGAGCCGGGGGCACGATCAGGTTGAACTTCGTCGGCATGATGATCCGGCGGCCGTTGTACTTGGTGGTGGCCAGCTGTGCGAACGCCTTCTCCAGCGCCTCGATGCTCAGCTCGGGGTTACCCGCCAGGACGTTCTTGTTCGCTGCCTTGAAGTTGGTCGTGTTCAGGCCAGTAGGCTGAACCAGCTGCAGGGCGGCCTCGATGGATTCCTGGTTGGCTGCGCGGCGCCCCAGCTCCTTCGTGATCCGCGGAATCAGGCCCCAGTCAGCGCCGTAACGCTTCAGCGTCTCCCAGGAAAGCGGAATCTGGACACCGGCCTTGGCCAGCTTCAGCTTGAACTGCTCCGCCTTCAGACCGAGGATCGGGTACTCGCCGAGCTCGCCGACTGCAGGAAGCCCCTGTGCGACGTAACCCTTACCGTCCTTGCGGACCGGAACGTTGTCGTCCGTGAAGTCGAAGCTGAAGTAGGGCACGGTCTCGAAATCGGGGGTTTCGAGGGTGTCGGCCCACTCGCGCCAGTTAGACGGGACCTGCTCGTATTCGCCCTGCATGATCTTGTTCATGGTGGGGCCGAGGTTGACCGGCAGGTCCGACGTGGTGATGGCCTCGCTCAGGTCCTTACGAGCCGAATTGCGCACACGAATATCATCGGCGTGAAGCGCCTTGTGCAGAAGGATACCCGCCTTGTAGGCTTCCCTCGCGTTGATTGCCATGTAGATATCCTCCTTAGAGCCAAGCCTGGGTCAGCTTGACGGCGTACTTGGTCGATGCGCTCGACAGCGGGTTGAGCACGAAGCCGACGACGATCTTACCCTTCGGGTCGGCCGCGATTTCAGGCTTGGCCGCCTTACCGGACTCGGTGGCGCCGTCGATCGTCACGATGTCCCCGACCTTGACGGATCCGTCCAGCCCAAGGTGTGCGATGCCTTCGAATGCGAGCGTCGAATAGAAGTTGTTGTCGTCCTTGGGGGTGGCGGAGGTGAGGGCGACAGCCCCGACCTTGCCGACGGCGACGACGTCGCCCGACTTGACGGCGGCGTCGACCATGACTTCGTAGGTGTCCCCGCCCTTGACGTGATTCTGTGCCATGCGGTAGTCTCCTTACCAGGTCAGCTTGGCGAATTCGGCTTCGAAGTCGTCGGCGCTATTACCGGAGGGCACGTGCTCGGGGGCGAAGCCGCCCGACAGGCTCTCGCGGATGGATTCGACGAGCTTGGTTTCACGGTCCATGATCGTCTTAGCGTCATAGCCGCGGGCGATGGCCTCGGCGACCCGCACACGGGAAACCTCGGGAAGGTCGGAATCGGCGAGAGCAAGGATGGCCTCCTTAGCCTTCTTGGCCTTGTCCTCTTCTTCCTCCTTGGCCTTCTTGGCGTCCTCTTCGTCCTCTTCGTCCTTCTTCTTAGCCTTATCGGCGAGGGCTTCGACGAGAGCGGAGAGCTTGGTGTCCAGGGCCTCAAGGGCCTCCTTGAACTCTTTGTCCATTCTCTTCCTTTCGGAATTGTGTTTGTTGCTACCGTCCATAATAGCATTTCCATTTTTGAACGATTCCAGAGCCTCGACGAGGCGCCCGCCAGCACCGGGAACTGTGACGAAGTCCACGGAATTAACGGGCGACGGTATGAACGACTCTATCACAGGCGGCGTAGGCGCACCCGCCGTCACGAGGTCGTCGTCCTGCACCAACGTAGCGCCGCAGTGAATCGACACGCCGATGATATCCGACACCTGCTCGATGAAGGGAGCCCACTGCTCAACCACTTCGATCGTCGCGTACATCCCGGGCTCCGGCGCATCCTGCCAACGAGGGGTCTCGGCGATCACGGCCGCCAGCTTCGTCAACGTCCCCTCGGGGCGCTCGTCGGTTTCAGCCTCGGTAGCGTGGTCGATGTACATGTGCGTCCCGACGGGGAACGCCTCGGCGAAACTACCCTGCAGCGCCTCCTTCGTATAGACGCCGGTCGAGCCCTGACCCTCGGTTATGAGTCGCACAAGCCACTTGCGCGTACCCTTAACGGGTTTGAGGACACTCGTGGTCGTACTCTCACTGATCTTCATCTTCGGTGTCTCCTTGGTTGAAACCGCCGGGGACGGCGCCCTGGTTGCCTTGGCGTGCCACCGGGTCACGCACAGCATCGCCGTCGTCTCCACCGGACACATTACCACTCTTCAGAAAATCATTCGGCTCGGGTAGTTCGTCGCCGTGGATATCGGGCACAGCGAGCAGATTGAGCACAGCCTGACGGTACTCGTCCTGGTGGATGGCCCCCGTCGACATAGACGTAGCAAGCGACTGCAACGCCCTATAAGTCGGGTCTTGCTCGATCGACGGGAACTTGATGTCCACATCCTTCACCGACGGATCAACGTCCATCATCACCTGCTTGAAGAAATCCCTCCATTTGCGCTGCTCCAGCTTGAAGCCGTTGATCGTCGGCCTGTCCAGCGTCGTCGCAGCCCCGTAGGAGCCGCCCGTAGCACCCGGTGACGACAACAGCGCGATGACCGGGATGCCGAAGCTCGCCGCCACGAGAGCCGCCAAAGGCTGGCCGTTCCCGTAGTTGACCTGTGCGCTCGGAACGCCAACACCAGCTAGGGATTGATTCGGCCCCAAGCTCGCCGTGGCGCCTACCACGTCCCCGCGGTTCGAGATCTCTACAGCCGACTGCCGCTTGCCCTGGTTGTTGCTGTTGACAATCGCCCAAGCGATCTTCGACAAAGCCTTCGATAGCCGTGCCGAATCCCGCAGGTAGCCCGAGTAGGCGACGCTCCACAGAGCAGCAGCCAGTGAATCCGGCGCACCGAACGCATGTCCCGCATGCCTGCCCGACGACAGAATGTACACGACGTAGTTGCCGTTCACCTCGTAGGCTGTGTTCGGCGGCTTCCTCAACCGCTGCACCCCGCGCCTGTACTCGGCTGTCGGGAACCACTGACTGATCGTATTCTGACCGTCCGGGGTCCATGTGCGTCGCACATACTTCACGACGGACGAATCGAACGAGTCCCGGACGATCTCCTCGATCTCCTCCACGGGGACCAGCGTCAGCTTATCTGTGTGCACTTCGCGGAACAAGAACACGTTCCCCGCACAGAACCTTTCCAAGTTCAGGCTCTCCATCGCCGAAGCGGAGAACAGCGTCCTCTGCGCCGACTCCGACTTAATGAACTTGTCCAGCTTCGAAGAGGTATCGCTGAACACCAAGTCGTCTCCGAAGATGTAGCTGGTCCTCAGCTGTGCGCCGCGCTTATGCAGTGGGTGGTCACGTGCCATGTCCCGAAGACCGCGCACAACCTCGTGGATGAAAGCCAACGTCAGGCCCTTGTCGTCGGCGTAGCTCACCCAATTGGCGCCCTCATCCAGGAGGTAGGACCTCTGCGCCTCGTTGATGAACGCGATACCCTCGTCGCTAAACGAGTATGCGTTGGAATCCAAAAGTCTCCCCCATTTCGTGTAGGTAATCGTCTTCGTCGCCGTCCATCATGTCCCCCGCGTCGGAGAACACGGTCTCCTGTTGGATGGCATCGCGTATGTTCTGGTCTGTTATTGCAGCGTACACTGCCGCGTCGGCCAAGTCGGGCGACTTGCCGACGTCCTTCTTCAGCTTGTCCTTCGAGTCCAGGACGAGCCCGCCTGACATCGTATTATACGAATATCCGACGGACAGCAGTTCGTCGTGCAGGTCGATGTCCAGCGGGTCCAGATCCAGCTCGCCTGTGCGACACCGGTATCTGAAGGAGTCCCACATGTAGGAGCGATAGTTGTGCCACCGCCCCCTGTCGGGGCTCGACATGGACCCCCGCACAGCCAGGATGTCGTATGTGCGGTTCGCATATGAGTTGAGGATGTCGAACATACCGCCGCCGATCCCGTCGCAGTCAATAGCCACGGCGTGAGCGCCTTCTCGGAGTGCCAAGTCGTGCACCCGCTGTGCGCTGTGCACCAGGTCCGTCTTCGCCCACGAGTCCACGAAGCGCACGACCCCGTTGACGCACAGGTACACAACAGAGCGGTCGGCGCCGAAGCGCGCTACGTCGACTCCCAGCACAGGCCGGCCGATCCGCTCCCTCTCAGTGAGACACGCTGTCTCAACATCGCCTGGGAGAATCAGCGAATCCTCGATGTCGAATGCGAACTCGCCCAGCACACGCGCCTTGAACCTCGCGCTGTCTTCGCCGTACTCCTGCTTCTTCTGCTCCACGTAGGACGGCCCGGTGAGCTTCTGCAGCACGTTGGGGGGCATGGGCTCGCCTGTGAAGTTCGGGCTCTCCAGGACGGAGATGGACATGCGCTTCCAGTTCTCCATCTCCTCTTTGAAGATCTTCCCCAGGTAGCTCATCGGGTCCGTGGGGTTCGCGATCAGCACACGCCGAGACGCCTCGTTCGTCGTGATGTTAGCCAGGGCGTCGATCAGCTCGCCCGAGAGCCCGCAGGCCTCGTCGCCGATAGCCAGCACGTCGCCATGGATGCCCTGGAACGAGTTCCCGCCCAGATTGTCCGGCGGCTTCCTGCCGCGCCCCAGCGGGAGCTTCGTCACATCGTCCTTCCACTGTACGTCCATCGTGATGCGCCCCGGCAGCTTATGGTCGACTAGCCCCTCCTCGAAGCGGCGCTCTACGATGTCCTTCAGCTGCATCACTTCGCGCCACAGCACGTCCTGCACCTGCGCCATCGACGGCGCCGTCGAAATCACATAGCAATGTGGGTAGCGGGTATCGACCCACCAGCATATGAGAACAGCCATCAGCCGGGACTTCCCCACGCCGTGGCCGGCCTTCACCGCCGTCGAGTTGTTCTCCACCACGGCCCGAGCGATTTCCCGCTGCTTACTCCACAGCGTCCCCTCGTCCGTGCCCAGCATGTACTGAGCCCATCCCACGGGATCCGACTTGAAACTGTCCTGCCTCCTGTGCGCCTTGACGGTGGCTATAGCGCTATCGATCGCGCTAGCTTTGATCAGCATGGGCCTCCTTCAACGCCTGATAGAAGACCTCGTCCATCGCCTCCGGGTCGAGTAATTGGTTGTTGGCGTAGGCGTTGGAGATGTGAATGCGCACACGTTCCCAGGCGTCCTCCACCAGGTCGAGGATCAGCCGGGTCTGCTGCTTCGTCACCCTGGCCTCCTCCTCGTCGTTGTACTCCTTCACCTTGTCCAGGCGGTCGCCGAGTTGCTTGAGCACGCTGTTGACCGCCTCGATGTGCCGGGCGGCTATCTCGTCCGACTCGAAGCACTTCTCCAGGAAGTTGAAGGCGCGCGTCTTCAAGTCGTACATGTCGGCGATCAGCATCTGTTGCCGTTCGAGGTTCGTCCACACGTCATTGCGCTTCAGCAGGGAGCGCACACGGGCAAGGCACGTCCCCGCCGGAAGGCCGAGCTCTTCGGACATCTCGGCGGGGCTGGCCCCCGCCTGTGCGAGTGTGAGCAGCCGCCTGTCGTCCATCGCAAGCTCGCCGGTCGACTTCTGGATCGCGAAGCGGTCGCGCTGGTTCTTCACCAGCTCTTTGGACGCAACCGGTTGGCTCTTCTTCGGCGTTGTCTTTTTCTTAGGCGCCGCCATCACCGCCCCCTGTACCGGATCACCACCGGAGCCTCAAGCGGATCGCACACCTTCACGGTAGGCCGCTCATCCGTAGTGTGCATGGTTACGCAGAACGTGCCGCCTTCCGTATTCAGCGATGTGACCTTCGTCTCCGCCGAGCCGGCGAACACCGTCAGGTACACGGCCTTCACGCCCTTGGCCAGCGCAACGTCCAGGTCGAGGTTGGGCAGCGTGCCGCTAAGCGTCGCAATCGACCCGTTAGCAGTGGCTAAGCGGCTCGTTTGAACATCGATTCTCATGAAACTCCCTCTCTAGTCAGGCTTAAGAGGAATGTTACCACGCGCACAGCAGACCCCGCCGGGGCATAGCGCTCATCCGGCGGGGTCCTGAGAGAAAGGAGCTTACCTGAACACCTTAACATATTTCTGCAGGCGGCGTCTAGGCCCCGCCATGTGGTCGTACAGCAGCACCCAGCGGTCGTCCAACACAGGCGCCCATGTGACGTTGTCCTGTGCGGTGATCGGCTGAATCTCGTCGTCGACGGCCAGCACTGACACGTAAGCGTCCAGCCTGAACGGCAGCCTGTCCAGGTCGTGGGCAGCGATGAACGCCTGGAAGGTCTCATGCCCGCCTATCACCCACAGTTCATCCTGGTTGTCGTGTGCGGTCTGCTCTATCGCCGCGTACGGACTCGCCACCGCCTTGACGGATTTGGTCGACTTCATCGTCCGACTCAACACGATGTTCGTCCTGTTGGGTAACTTCTTGTTGCGCTGCGGCAGAGACTCACGGGTCTTCCGTCCCATTATGACCGTTTTTCCGGTCGTCATGTCCTTGAAATGCTGAAGGTCCCCTCGGTCGTGCCACGGCAGCTTCCCGTTGACCCCTATGATCCCGGACGTGGACTGCGCCCAGATGAAATGCACGTGAAACATCATGTCTCTCCTCTCGTGTGCGGTGTATCGGCTGATATGAGGACTCTAGCAGGGCGGGGCGGGTGTGCACAAACTTGACTAGTGCTCCGGGAGCGGGTACAGTCAAGTCGTCTGGAGAAAACTAGAGAAAGGACTTCGCATGCTTCTTTACTTCATCGCCGTCCCCGTCGCATTCCTCGTCGCACAGGGGTTCTGGACTCTCATCGCCTACATCGTCACATGGTGCGGCTTCCCCAAGGCCGGCGCCGTCGTCTTCTGGGTCTCCCTCGCCTTCACATCCCTCGGCGCGATCTCGGCCCTCTCCGCCTTCGCATGGACCCAGCACCAGCTCAACCTCATTACGGCTTGACAGAGGTTTGTTCAGCGTATACACTGGTTGCGCACAGTAACTCAACAGAGAGGAGAAAACATGTTTTCATGGAATCTGATCGGACGGATGTTCGCCGGCTGGTACGGAACCTGCCGCCTGTGGGGTAGGACCTGGATCTGTTAGTCACCGGCCGGTAGGAGAAGAACCCCGCTGCCTTCGAGCAGCGGGGTTCTCTTTATTTCTATGCCGTGCGCTATTTCACTTATTCGGCGTGGTCGCCAGGAACGGCACCACCTTGTGCAGGAAGCGGTCCACGGGCTTCGTATTGAGCAACCACTGTGCGCACACAGTCACCAGCCCCCACACAGTCGCCGTGATCGTATCCGCCAGGTCAGCGGGCAGCGTCAGCCCGACCTTCGCACACCATGCGGCCAGCACGCCGACGAGGCTGACCACGAACGTCCGGATGATCGACCGCGCCTTGTGCTGTATCTGCGTCGGCACGAGTTCGTCGAAGTGGTAGGCGTTCTTCCGGTTCGGGTCCGCCAGTCCGCCGTCCCCCTGCGGCAGTCCTCCCGTCTCCACGGTGTGCGCAGCGGCGGCGAATGCCGCTGCCTTCTGCTCCTCCGTCAACGTCGGAGTGTCCAGGTGCTTAGGGCCTGTAGGCGCCGGGGTCGGCTCGATGGGCGTGGTCACTTATCCCCCTTTGCGTTGTTATGCAGCGTGTTCTGGATGTCGTTCAGCTTGTTGATCGTCTCCTCAAGCGCAGCGTGGCTCGCTGCCGGGTAGCCGAAGCCGTAGCCGGGCACGGTCAGATCGGTGGCGATCCTGTTCACCGTCGCCGTCATAGACTCCACGGCCTGCGTCAGGTTGGCCGCAACCTCCTTCAGCTCTGCGATGGAGTTCTGCGTCGCCTGGGGGTAGCCGAAGCCCTGGCTCGGCACCTTGATGTTCTCGTACAGCCAGCTGAGCATGTTGTGCTCGTCGGGTGTCAAATCGTCTCCTTTATTCGTGTCGTCTTGGTTGCTGTCTTGAATATAGCGCTTGACGATGATGATCGTCGCCGAGCCCGTCAGGGACCGGTCCGACAGTGAATGCAGCCTCGGGCCCCTGCCCGGGCCTCCGTGCCCCCACGTGTACATGCCCCCAGCGTAGAGCTCCACGTGGCTTATTCGCCCCGCGAAGGGGCCCGAATGCCAGCCCATGCAAATGATGTCCGCCGGTTTCAGGCCACTGAGGGGCAGGTCCCTCCATGAGGTGGCCGATGCCACCGTGTAGGCGTCAGGGTCCGACGCTATATTGAAACTCCGCTCGCCGATCTCTATCCCCGCACACTGCCGGTAGGCCTGCGCTATCGTGCTGGAGCAGTCCCCCCAGCCGTAGCGCTCCGGGTCTTTGCGGCGGTAGTCGTTCGTGTAGCCGAAGTCACCGTCGTGCTTCGCCATCCACGCCACTATGGCGTTGCGCTGCACGTCAGCCTGCGTCATCCGTTTCCTTCCTATTCGCTAGAAGAGCCTTCACCTCAGTATACGGCACGAAATTGTTTCGATCCGGCCGCGCACTATGCGCTGGGATTTTACGGTTGCGCGCGAAATCATAGCCCTCCCCGGGCTGCAAGCGCACAGCGGGGGAGTCGTAACGCGGCAGATGGAATTCCACCCAGCTGTCCACCATATGCCGGAAGGCCTGAGGATATTTACGCAGTAACGGATCGTCGTTCCCCGGTACAGCGCGCCATGCCGCATCGATCAACGACTTCAGTGCTCCCAGCTGTATGCTGAAGTCCTCGATCTCATCGGAAAACTCGCCCCGCGATATGGCGGCCCCATCATGCGACGGGATAGGCGGGTTGAACCCGCACAGTGACCGACATGCCGGGTAGTAGTGCGGCTCGTATACGGAGGGGTCCCGGTTGTCATAGGGGTGTGCGCCCGCTTCACGGGCTAAGTAGCCATCGTAGGCGCCGTACGTCAATCCGTCTAGATATCTCGGGTCATAGTCCCTGTTGGGTGTGGCCATGCCTAGAACCATACCACGCCTTGAGGCGGGTAGCCCGTCGCGTGGGGGGAGAGGGGGTCGTAGTCGGCCGGTTGCGTTCGCAGTTGCGGACGGCGGGGTGTCGCATGCCACATGTGAGAGAAGCGCACACGGGCATCCTCGGCATAGAACGCCGGGGTGTGTGGGGGTAGTGGTTTTTCTTCGTCGATAACGGTGGTTAGGAGTTGGCTCTCCACGAAAATGTGGAAGATGTTCTTGGAGGGGGTGAGGCGGGTCTTGTTTCCTGCCTCAGAGTTTCTGTTGGCTGGGATTATGTCGTTCTCTATTTGTGTGGGTGTCGTGCCCAGCGGATACTCGTGGCAGGCTTTTATCAACACCGAGTAGGGGTTGACGGCAGAGTCCGTTGTATTGTGCGGGGGAAACCTACGCTGGTCCTTTGCATCGTTTGACTTCAAGAAGCGCTGCCCGCCCTTGTATGAGGGGTCTTGCTTCGACACCTCCCAGCCGTTCTCCTTCAAGCACAAGGCGTAGAAGCGGAAGTTCGAGTTGGATGTCGGGCTCGGGTCGTATGGGTGCGTCGGGTCCGGGCTGAAGCACCATAGCAGCCAACCCACCTCCCACGGGTTCGGCTTGGATTTGGGGTTGTCTTTGGTGGGCGGGGTGTTGTCTTTGTTTCTGAGCTGTACTTCGGTGACGATGTTCGCTGACAGGCTGTACACAACCTGAAGGCGGTTATGTTTGGTTGGGTCCGGGTCCGATGAGGGGACGGGCACCCGCTCTATTTTGAGCAGCGGGGTCAGTGCGGGAATAGGGGCTGCTAGGGAGGCCGCCGTGGCTCCTAGGGGCTGGTCCGGGTTGGGCTTGGGCGGAGGTGGCGGGGTCAGGAGGAGGGTTGAGTCGTAGGGCGGCGTCGGGTTAGGCGTTATCGTCGCTTCGTTGTAGATCTTCCTTATGCGCACAAGGGGCTTCTGTGGATCGGGCATGCCTCGATTTTAGCTCGTCGTCGTGTCTGCGCACAGCACACTGGATGTCGTCCAGCTGGCGGGTATGCGCATGGACCAGGTCCGTGAGTGTTTGGGTGTTGGACTCTATGCGGTCTACGGCGTCCCTTAGAGAGCTTCCATGGTTGTTTTCCATGTCTTGTTTTACGCTAAGGACCTTTCTATTGGTCTTCAATGACGTGTAGAGCGTCGCTATAGCGGTTATAAGGGCGCCTAGGCCTACGGCTGGCGCCCCTAAGAGGTGGTCGGCGATGAGTACTATGTCGTGCACGGGTCCTATTATAGCGATCATACTGCAGTATGATGTTCCAGTAACGGAAAATTCGGGTTAATGTATGCGGTTGGGTCCCCCCATGAAACTCGACCCACCCCTCCAAAAATTCCAACTTTTCCCACCAAAAATACAAGTAGCCCCTAGGACGTTAGTCCTAGGGGCTACTTCTCTCACCACTCCAACTTGTATTACCTACCCTACCGTAGGGTAACTTATCGCCTCGGCGACGACGCAGACGAACCACGCCGCGTACATCAGTCCAACTATTCCAACCCAGATCTTAGTGATACTGATTCTCAATAGCGCCCCCTCTCCGGGCCGCCGCCTTCGGCGGCGGCCCCAGTCCGTTTCACGTGAAACGTCAGTCGAGCCCGACTTCGCGGAGCGCGTCCCCGAGCATCTCCACGATGACGGCGCCTTCGTCGTCGCCTTCCTCGAAGGCCGGCTTCAGCCTCGTCTCGACGGCGCCGCCTTCGCTCCGGACCACCACGGTGCCGTGCTCGACGTCGAAGGCCCGCATCCTCGAAGGCTCGCCCCAGCACCTCCGGGCATCCGCTCGGGCGACTTCGTACAGGCCCAGTACCCGGGCCAGGGCCTCCGCCGAAGTCAGCCTCAGAGCTCTGGTGCAGGCCTCCGTCACGCGGGCGCCCGTGTCCTCGTAGACGCTCCCGAGCTGCTCCATCACGGCGGCCTCCATCCGCTCCCAGACCGTCTCGGCGTCGACGGGGTCGTCGGGGTCCTGCCCCGCGCAGTCGTGCAGCCAAAGCTCCACCCGCTCTTCGTCGGAGAGCCGGTCCCAGAGCCTGCTGACGGCGTCGGCCTGGATCCCGTCCCACTCGGAGTCGACCTCGAAGGCGGCCTCCGGATCCTCATAGTAGCCCGCCTCGAAAGGCAGCTCTCGGTCTTCGTCCAGGCTCCACCCCGCGTCCACGAGGGCGTCGGAGGCGGCGTCCAGGAGGTCGGCGTCGGAGACGGCGGTGAGGTAGCGGTTGATCATCAGGGGTTCCTTTCTCTCTGTCTTCCTGATATCTCTAGTCTAGTCGGTCCGGAGGCCGCTGTCAAGCGGCCTCCGGTGTGATGTTGTTAACACCAGTCGAAGAAGCACTGCAGCGGCGTCGGGAGGTGCTCCACGAGCTCTTCGGAGGTGGACATGAGTCCGTAGAAGGCGTCCCAGATGGCTTGTGCGAAGTCGAGCCAGGTCATCGTTCTCAGGCCTCCCATCCGCGGTTCTGACGGCGGCTCCGGCGTCGTGCTCGCTGGCGCTCGCGGTCGGCTCGGAGGCTGGCGACGAAGTCCGGGACTTCGATTTCGGGGGTGAAGGTGGTGGTATGCATCAGCTGTTTCCTTTCTCTCGTCTTCGCTGATATCTCTAGTCTAGCGGGCGTCTGCGGGGATGTCAAGCCCGAGATTCGTGATGTGCGTCACTGTGAGGCCGAGTACTGTCGGCTCGGGCCGGACTCCGGCGTAGGCGTCCCAGCTCGGGGCCCGGCCTTCGCCGGCGCCCCAGCCGGCCAGGAGGCCGGCTGCGACGGCGACGGCGCTCCAGAAGCGCCTCATCAGGCCCACCCGCCTTCGTCGTCGCGCACACGGAGCTCGATGGCGAGGGTCCGCTGGCAGGCCACCTGGCGGACGTCGTAGCCGGCGTCCGTGAGCTCGGCTTCGAGGTCCTCCAGGAGCCGCTGGCCGCCTTCGTAGGTGCGCACACCGGGGGTGATCCTGACGTCGCCCTCCAGCGGGGCGTCGACGATGAAGCTCCGGCCGTCCACGAGGCTGACGTAGACGGGGATTGTGGCTTCGAGGTGCCGGACGACGGCGTTAGCGGTTTTCCAGGGGTTCATCGGAGTTCCTTTCTCTCTTCGTTCCGATGTCTTCATCCTAGCGGGCCTCCGGAGGGGCTGTCAAGCCCCTCCGGAGTGGGGTGGCTCACATTTCCACGCCCCAGTCGGCGACGGCGCTGCGGAGCGTTGGCCAGGCTTCGGTCTCGCCGCACTCGCGGACTCGGACGGCGCCGTCGGCGTAGACGGTCAGCGTGCCGTCGGGGGTGTCGGCCTGGACTGCGCCGTCGGGCAGGACGAAGGCGAGGCCTCCGAGCTTCTCGGTGAGTGACTTCGCCAGGGCCTGGCTGTAGGGGTACTTCGTGGTCATCGGACTTCCTTTCTCTCTTCGTTCCGATAGCTCTATCCTCGCACAGTCGAGCGGCGCTGTCAAGCCGCTCGGACGTGAGGTGTATCACATTTCCGGGGTTGCTCGGGGCGCCTTCGGCGCGGCGGACTCCGGGCCCGACGTCGCACACGGGAGCTCGGGGCCGAAGCCGGCGTCGGAGGGCCGCCCGAGCAAGTGTGTTCCAGCTCACAAATTGTATTTTTCATGGTTGCTCGAGAGCCCCTCGAGCGTGACGAAGGTCACATTGTGATGTTTCTCACATAGCTGCTCGAGAGCCTCCCAGAGTGTGAGATTGCTCACATGGTTGCTCGAGCTGGGACTTTAGTCCCGATTTCGGAAAATGAGACCAAGATCACATTTTGAGTTCCGGGATTTTCGCAACATCGACGTTGCGTAATTGCTCGGGGCCGTCTCCGGAGGCGCACAGCCCCGCTCGGGCCGGGCCCCGCCTTCGGGGGTGCCCCTCAGAGCTCGCAGACGGCCCTCTGAGGGCCTCGCAGGACTTCTCCGGTAGGGTGGCCCCACCCCGGCCCCGAAGGCGCCTCAGGGGCCATCCTCGCGCGTCTGAGGGCCGTCTGCGGGCATGGGAAGGCCCCCGCCGGAGCGGGGGCCTTCGGGATCAGTCTGCAGGGGCGGTGCTGGGGCGGATCTTCGCCCATGCGCAGCTGACGTCTGCGGCGCTGTAGCGGCCCAGCCGGCCCCTGCCGGCGACGGCGAGGAGGGCGTCTCGGGCTTCGTCCCAGCCGCACTGGGCGAACCAGGCGACTTCGGAGGCGGCGGTGGGGAGGTCCAGCTCGGCGGTCCAGCGGAGGGCTTCGATCTTCGTCATCGGGGTTCCTTTCTCTCTTTTTCCCTTTGACACCAACAATTCTACCCGGGTCCGGGGCCCCTGTCAAGCCCTGGCGGTGTGTTCTCAGTCACATTTCCAGGCATCATACGGCACCGTAGGTTACCCGCCCGTAGGAGGCTGGGGCCATCCCTCCGCTTACGTCGGCGTAAGCTACCCGGCAGTAACCTACGACTACGTCGGAGCAGCTTACGCAGCGGTAACCTACCGCCCGGGAGGTTACGCCTACGCACCCGTAACCTACCGGGTAGTAACCTACCCGCCAGTAACTTCCGTCAGCGTAACCTACCACGAGGTAACCTACACCTACGTAGCAGTAACTTACGGTTACGTAGGTAAAGGTTGTCATTAAACGTTACAAAGAGGCCCCTTTTCGAATTTCGGGGGCAGTTTTCGGGTACAAAGAGGGCCATTTTCGAATTTCGGGGCTCAAAGATAAGAGAAATTAGACCGGCGGTCGGCGGAACGGACAGTCCCGAGGCGCACACCACACAGCGCCGAGCGGTCGAGCGGCACCCCCTCAGACGCACGAGGATCGATTCTGAGGCGATTTCAGCCCCCGACCCAAGCGACCCTACCGGGACGACCCCGAAAACGCCTCAGAGAGCAACCTCGTGATCCTGAGGCGCAACTGGGCCTCGCGGAAGGCGCACACCCCACGGCGCACAGCCCCCGCAGCGGAGGCGTGTGAAGAATGTGACAAAACTGAACAGACGCAAAACACGTTGTTCTCAAACAGCATCAAACAGCAAGAAGTGCGGATTCGGCGGGGACGGGATCCGCTTCTACATAAGGCATACATACCCAAATAATAGTAGAGTTATAGGTTCAAAGGTATAGAATTAAGGAAATTATCTTAATGGTATAGATATACAGATATAATGTGTTAGTAAGTTGTGTGGGGGTGGTGTGTTAGGACTATTTTTCTTGTTGAGAACGATTCTCAATACAAAGATGTACCGAAATTTTGAGAGTCACTGTCAATTGAGAGTCACTGTCAGAATTTTCGCCCCGGCCCAGCCTCGACACAGACTTCCCCGCGGAAACTCGCCGATCTATGGGGTGTGCGACGTGTCAGGTGCGCGCGGGCGCGTGATTATAACACAACCCCTCACAACACCACTGTGACCAACTTCACATTCCACGATTTGACTTGAAATCGATCCGTCCCTATGCTAAAAATCGAGTTGAAATCGATCACGCAATGTGAGTCGAAATCGATCGAAAATACATTTTCGAGTGAGAGGAGAAATCGAAATGAAACGGATCAGTGTGGCGATCGAGGTCGCCGACGAAAATCTGTGTGCGCAAGAAATACGCACACGGGCCGAACTCGAATACGGGACGAGGATCGTTCTCAATCCGAACTACGCGGACAGAATGATCCTGGTCCTCCCCGACACGCCGACCGAAAACACAACGCTGAAGGAAGCGCTTGAACGCTTCGGCGTGACGACCGCCACCCCCTCCTCCCTGTGCGATGCACTGTGCGACCCGGCCCTCGACGCCACCGCCGCGCCCCGGAAGCGCTTAAGGCTCATGTTCCGCGAGTTCAAATCGAACCCGCTTCACGACGTGGACCTGCGCGGAAAGGACCCGGCGGACCCCGACAAAAGAGCTCGCAAACTTCGAGCGAAGCGCTTCAAGGAGGCCTTCTACGAGGCCCTGGCGGAGTTCATCTCCACACACCCCGGGCTGAGCTACAAGGACTATTGGGACGCTGACGGCAGACCCTACGAGAAGCAGTGGCCCGAATACCGCAGAGCGGTCAAGAGGGCGAAGGAGATGAGTGTGGGATGACGCGAACGCGCTATACGATTCCTGCACGCTCGCAGGGCAACCTATATACACAGCGCACAATGGCCCACCTCGACGAAAAAGACATTCACAGGTGGGTGTTCGCTCACAACCTCACGCCCGAGGTCGAATGCACTGTGCGCACGTGGCTCGTACAACACCTGGACGTCTTCTACTTCAACCTGCAGGTTATGTACATACCGCACATCACCGGCCCTACGTTAGCCAGGACGCACATCGTGCTGAACAACACCCCTCTCTCCACGTCGTCCATGGCCCGGGGCGATGAGGCCGTAGAAGTCGACGCCCGCGGCATGAACGCACGGGACGCCGTGAAGGCGCTGATCAAAGCGACTGGGTTGAACCCGCACTTGTCTGTGTGCGGGTGGCCCTTCTGCCTCGGCGACTTGGATGGCGTAGACGACGCACACACTGGAGGAGGCGCGGCATGACGGTTGTAGCCTTCTTCGACCTCGCTCTTCTGGCGACGCTGGAGCTGTGCGACGTGGGCTACGGGATAACCCCCCACACCGTGATCGACGAGGGGGTGCTGCCCATGTCCGACTACACGTGGTTCGAGGCGTTCTCGGAAGGGGGGTGTGCGACGGGCATAGCATGCACACCCGCGGCGCACATGCAGAAGACAATAGACGAAAGGAGCGAGAAATGACCGCAACATACATAGCGCTGGAGGGCCCTGACGGCGTGGGGAAGTCGACCGTAGCAGCAGCCCTGAAAGGGCTGCTGCTACGCCGCACCCACCCCGCTCCCTACTCCTCCGTGCGCATTCGGCACTTCCCTACGGGCACGATGATCGCGTGCGCAGGCATTGAGGGCTATTGCCTGAATGCAGAGGACTACGCGAGGGACATGGAGAACTGGCTCTCCTTCCGACCGGAGCCCGTGCTGTTCCCCAACGCACCGACCGCAGTGAACGAAGAACACGAGACGCTGTACATCCTGGACAGGTGGGCGCTCAGCACCGCGGTGTACGCACACCTTAGAAATGAAGAGATCCCGGAGAACACAGCGCTCACGCTGAACTGGCTGAACCGCGTTCCGCTGACGACGTTCGTGCTGATGCCACGCGACCCCTCTACCCTGACGGACCCGGACTACCCGGACCCCGACGGTTACAACCCCCTCGGTACAACGGAGGCGTACCGGAGGTTCCTGACGAACGCGTTCGTCGCGGGGGAGATGTCGAGGTTCGTACCGATCATCGTGGACCGTGCACAGGACACGCCCGACTCTGTGGCTGCGGAGGTCGCCGACTGGATAACCGAGCTGCGACGGAAGATGTGACGCACATCGCACACGGGGCGCTTGACGCGACCGTCGATTCGGTCTAGACTGTAAGCACAGCGGGGGTAAAAGGAAACCCCGGCTTGAGAGAAAGGAACTGATTATGGAGACCACGCCTACCATTGACCGGGCCGTTGACTTCTTCACCGCGTCCACCGTGGAGCTTTACCCCGATGTCCTCGACAGGGTCGCGCATACAATAATCGACACCCGCTCAGGCGAGGGTTCGACCGTGCGGTTCTACAACGCAGCTGAAGAGGAGTTCATGAAGCTGCGTACCGACCGGGTGGGCAAGCAGTTCCAGCCGTTGTTCTATGAGAAGCTGATAGGTGTGCGCCATGCTGAGGATGGCCGGCTGTACGCGATCCTGGCAGACCCCAATCCCGATAAAGCGCCGTACGAGGAACCTGTAGGCGTCTTCCCGTTCGCAGATGTGCAGGTTGGCCCGAACTCGCAGTCCGGGCGGCGTATCACCGCGGTGGCTGTGGAGTACGGACCGGCGGCGGTGACGGTGAGTCTGATGGCGCTGTTCTCCGAGATGGTTCAGGCCACTCGCCCCTATGCGGACGGCGAAATGGACGGAGTGCTTTAAACACGGCATAACGACCGGAGCCCCGCGCAGAGCGCGGGGCTCCGCAGGGAAAGGAGAGAAAAGAGCATGATAGGAACTGATTACACACCGGGGCTGTTGGCAGAACTGGCTAAGAAACCGAACGTGAGGAGCTTGGAGATTCCGGTGACGCCGAACGGACAGTGGGTGGCCTCCTGTACGAAGCGTTACACGGACGATTGGGTCTGTAAGACGACGCTCTTCGACGTCGGCGATGTGGAGTTGACTTCTGTGACGGCAGAATACGATGAAGACAGCACGCGGTTTGGTTTGATACTGGACCATGAGGTGGAGAAGGTCACGGTTTCTTCACAGCCCCGCAGGCTGTGCGTGTCTTTCGTAGTCAGCCGGTGGTTCGAAGAGGGCCTGGATAAGATATCCATCGTCCTCTCCCCCGCCGCTTCGGTGGAGGTCAAGTCCGAGATCGGTGCGGTGTCCGTGATCGAGGAGACGCACACGACGTCGGACGTGATCACGTCGTTCTTCGAAGATGGGACCTCGGACGAGCCGTGGTTGGTTATCGTCGAGCCTGACTGAAAGGAGGATTAACATGCTGTTCTACGACTACGAGGGTTGCCTGTGCGCCTATATCCGGAATCGTGGTTTCGTGTGCGTGGATGCGAACAGTCCTCGCTTCGACGAAAAACTGCCGGAACAGTTCGACTTGACGACGTGCGATGAGGCGGCGCCATACACGAACCCCTATGGGGATGTTCTGCTGGTGCACTACCGCCTTCCGCCTGACATGTGCTATAACACGGTGTTGCAGGAGCTGGTGCCGGAAGACTGGCCGAACATGTTCACTGTGGAAGACGGCGAGCGGAACCCGTACACGGAGATGTTGCGCGGCGAAGTGAATGCAGACCTGGTTCAGCCGGTGCCGGATGAGCCATGGGGTGGGAGGAAGACCCTCTATCGCGACGTGTGGCTGTCTTATGACAGGGGGAGTCGTACGATTCACGTCCATATGAAGAACGATAGCGATGTAGCCACTTGTCTTTTCGTCATGAAGAAAGACGAGTTCATTCATACCTATCAGGTGAGGTGCATCGACTGGTGACGCATAAGGACATCGCTCGGGCTATAGCGAATGCTTATGACACATCTGGTTCGGATGTGCGCTATTACAGGGCGGACGGTACGGTGGCCGTGAAGGAGGGCGAGGCGCAGTACATGTCCCGTTACAACCCGCTGACTAAGCGGCTGAGGGTGATGCTCTACCCTCATCACGAGACGATCGGGTTGTTCTATTTGGTCTAGTTTGAGAGGAGACGAAACGAAATGGCTTTGAAGTTGATTCCGCCCGGTCAGAGCCGTAAGTTGAGGGATTACTACATCCGGTTCGAGGGTTCGATGTATGGCGTGTTGCACGTGGATAACGAAGCGCACACTGTAAAGCTGGTCCCTCTCAAGGAGCTCGATAACGTTCCGGTGTTCGTGGAACCGTTGGATCCGTACAAGCTACATGGTGTGCGGGTGTTCGATTCGTCGAGTTTCCGGATGGTGTTGTGTTTCTTCGATCGTTTCTATGTGACGGTCGGCGACATGCACATAGTGGAGTTCGACAGCCCTCAGGCGTACATGGAGCACATGCACGTGTCTTTGTACGATGTGGTGTTGTTTCCACCTGTTGCGGAATACTGGGAGACGAATCCGTGGCGGACGCTGGCCCGGTCGGACGACGTGGGCTCTTTGTGGCTGTGCGATTTCTCCCCCGCGGAGGAAGGCGTCGACCCCGGTCCGGACAGCTGCTCGACCCGGACTCTGTGTAAACTGTGGAGAGAGGTAGACGGTTCTTTGACGCTGAAGCCGGCCCGGAGCTTCGAGATCTGCGAAGCGTGGGAGGAGAACAATTGTTCGACCGGCGTGTGGCGTTTGACGTCTGCTCGCAAACGCGCAGCACAGTAATGGAGGGTGACCTATGTCACAGGGCGGGGGCTTGACGGCCCCCGCCCTTTCTGTATACACTGTTTAATATGCACATCACTGAGAGAAAGGAGTAATCGTTATGGAATTCAAAAAACCGCAGGACTACGTGGATGCTTTGAAAAGGCTTGAAGGCTTCCCGCTGATGGGCATGGAGGTCAGGGACGGTAGCTTGTTCTTCACCAGCCTGTCCAGCCACGTAGCGCTCCCTTTGCGTAACAAAAGGAGAGAATGGGGCTATAGAGTGGGGCGCTATGGCTTGAACAAGCTCGACGTGCTTGTGAGCTACGTGAGGTATGACGATCAGTTCCGGCAGGTTCGCCTCTTCGACGAGTATGGCGACGTTATCGCACACGTGGAGCCTCGGAACATCTCCCGGAAGGATTGGCTGCTCGGCGAGTTGTACGGTAAGAACCTGCACAGCTCGATGAATGTCAACCAATATAAGAAATACGCTCTTTTGGCCACCGGTGTGGTGTTCACGGCGGAGGCCGATAGCCTGACGGGCGTTTCCATTCACTGGCCGTTTCTCGACTCTCCGGTGGACAACGTCATCGACTGGGGCGACAGGGTGTACGTCACGACCGAGAAGGGTAGGGCAGTCGAGCTGTTTTTCAATGCCGAGGAAGGGGAGAACGAAGATGGCAAGGACGACTGACGGGGAGCTGATTCAACGGGCTTTCGATCTGCTTGACCCACTAGTGCGCGAGGGGTGGGCTTTGCACACTGTGGACTACAAGGCCGATAGGACCACGTTGTTCTTCGATAACGGCGTCTCAGCCTACTTCAAAAGATCGGAGTATTTCGTGTCAGACTATAGGCCTAGCGGCTGCTCAACCCCGCTTGTATCTATGCGGCGTGCGATGAAGCAGGACGGATCGGATGCGTGGCGGCTTCTTGGCGGGAAGGGGAACACCGTTCTCACCGTGGAGCTCGCACAGCCGACCGACCCGCTTCCCGTATACGTCGCAGCCCTGAAAGACGCGCTCATCGGGTCTCGCGTGCAGAGCGTGTCGGCGACGGACGGCGGACTGTGCATGCACTTGGACGACGACTACGACGCCGTGACGAATGGGGCTTTGCGTGTGCGCGTTCACCCAGAGCGGGTGCCGTTCACTGTGGGCGAAGTGTTCGTTAACCGCGGCGGAGGGGACGTCACCTTGTGCATATGCGCGCAAACAGAAAGTAAACCCGTTGTGGCGTTCAAGATCGACCAAGACACACTAGACAGGAAGGAGCTGTCGTTCAATGTTATCTGACAAGGACATTAAAAAGCTGGCGAAGGGTGGGGAGCTGGTTTACCCGCTCCGCGACGATTGCCTTCAGCCGGCTAGCTACGACGTGCACCTAGGCCCGTACTTCCTCAACACGAAGACGGGTGAGCGGCATGTGGCTTGGGGTGCACGGAGTGAGTTCGTCCTCCCGCCCCACGAGCTGTGGTTGGGCGCGACGTTGGAGAAGTTCTCCCTTCCAGCGAATATCGCCGCACAAGTGGAGGGTCGGTCGAGCTGGGGCCGCCTGGGCCTGTTGACGCATATCACCGCTGGCTTCATCGACCCCGGATTCTCCGGGCATGTGACGCTCGAACTGTACAACGTCAACGCTTATCCGCTGGTCCTTCCAACGGTTTTCGACCTGTTGTTGGATTCGACCGGCGTGGAACCGATCGCACAGGTGTCGTTTACGAAACTGTCGTCGAAGGCGAAGGAGCCGTACAGCGTCAAGGGGCATTACCGTAACCCGATCGGACCCCAGCTGTCTCGTCTTAAGGGGCGTGTGAAGAAGCAGTAATGGACATCGCCGACATCTGGAGGGGCGAAGAATGGGTCAAGCAGGCGCGCTGCAAGAAGAGCGATATCGGCATGCACCTGTTCTTCGCCCCCCGCGAGGGGGCCGACGTGGAGGACGACCCCTACTATGCGCGGGCCAAGTGGGTGTGTTCGATCTGTCCTGTGCGACTTGAGTGCAAGGACTATGCAGACCGCATGGAGAGAGGACAGAAAAGGCTGTTCGGCGTGATAGGCGGGGAAGACTCGTTCGAGCGCCGGGCTAGGAGAGAAGAGGAGGGCAAATTGTGAGGCAGTTGCTGTACGGAAAGAAGGGCAAGCTTCAAGGGTGGTTCGCCGTGAACGCGGACGACACGATCGAGTACGTGCCTACGTCGCGCGAGGCGATGCACGGGTCGCACAAAGAGATGGTAGAGGATGCGGTGGGCAAGCCGTTCCGCGCGATAAGCATCGGATACGCGTCGGAGCGGAAGGTGTTCTACACGTGCAACGGGGTCCGCTTGATCCTCGTCAAGCAGGACGGTCCGCCGATCAACCCCGACGTGGCCCCGTCCGGGTATTATTACGACGCGTCGAGGCATACAGTGGACCGCTTCTACGACCCGCCGTTCCACGCGAAGGGCGAGGACTGTGCGCCCGACTCGGTGACCGGCCTGCTGAAGAGCCAGGGCTACGTGTGGTGTAGGCGCATTTACGACGGCGTCGAGTTCTTCCTGACGAAGGACAAGGACGGCAAGGCGGATGCCGACAAGTACTACATCAAGGCATTCTCGATCGGGTTGAACATGGACATCTTGGTCCGATCTATCGATGTGTCGTGTGCGAAGTTCGAGGTGGTGCGGGCGTGAACCAGCCGTTGGAGCTTACCCCGGCGCAGCTGGAGAAGGTGGAGGCCATCGTCGCACAGCGGGGTGGCCTCTGCTCCGCATTGGACGTGTCGGACACGGGGACGGGCAAGACCCTGTGCGCGGTGGAGGTGATGAAGCGTCTCGACCCGGTGACGACGTTGATCGTAGGACCGGCGAAGCCGCAGATCGTCAACGCTTGGAAGGCGACGTTCGCCCGGCAGGGCGTGGAACTGCCGTTCAAGCGGATCGACTCTAAGCACCTCGACTATTTCGACGACCTCCGTGCAGGTATACCGGGCATCTATTACGTCGGTAGGGAGTACCTAGGATTATCCGACTACAATACGAGGAACGTTGAGAAGGGTAAAGAGAACCTTCTACCGTGGTCGAAGGCTAAACCGGACTTCGTGGTGTACGACGAAGTGCAGTCGGCGTCGAATCGTAAATCCGGACGGGCGAAGGCCATGTGGAGCCTGCGGAATGCTGGTTTTAAACTGGCGATGTCGGCCACACCGCAAGGCAACCGTTTCGAAGGGTTGTGGTCGATTTGCCGCTGGTTGTGGTGGAACGTTGAAGACCCGTCTCGTGTGCCGCTGTCTCGCGACAAGAGGGATTGGCTGTACGTGGAGGGGTCGTTCCATCGCTGGAAGGCGCGGTGGTGCATTGTTCAAAACAGTTGGATCCACGACAGGTACGGCAGGCTGCAGGAGATCGAGACGATCGTGTCGGAGAAGCAGCCCGGCGCTTTCCTTCGTTCTTTGCCATGTGTGGTGGGGTTGCCAGCCGAGAAGAAGCCGGTGGACACTCGCATCGTCGAGTGCGAGCTGACGCATAAGCAGCGCGATATATATGACAAACTGCAATATGAGCTGATCTCCGAGGTGGAGGGCGGCTTGCTGGTGGCCTCGATCCCATTGGTGAAGCTGCTACGTCTACGTCAGGTGACGTTGGGCGAGCCGTGTATGGTGTATGACTCGGAAACCGATATGGATTCGGTCACGTTCGACCCGGACTGCCCGTCTAGAAAGCTGGACGTGTTGAACGCGCTGATCGAGAAGCACCACCCGCATGACAAGGTGCTGGTGTTCACGTCGAGTCAGCGCTTCGCCAACGCCGTGGCTCACAGGGTGTGTGCGAAGACGGCGCTGTACACGGGTGCGCAGACCGCTAAAGCACGTAGTGAGGCGTTTGCAGGTTTCACAGAAGGGGATGTGCAGGTCTTGCTGTGCACTGTCGGCGCCGCCGCGGAGGGACTGGACGGGCTGCAGCGCGTGTGCCACGTCGAGGTGTGGTTGGACGAGGACCTGAACGGGATGCTGTGCGAACAGGCAAAGGGGCGCCTGAACCGCATGGGGCAACCCGCCGAGCGAATCATACGGTATTATTTCCAGGCCCGGGGCACGATGGACGACGGTACGTTCCATCGGCTCGCCGGTCAGGCGCAGGCCAACAGGGCCGCGCTGAACAAGTGAGGCATGTCACACAACCCCGGCTTGCACGGCCGGGGTTGTGCGTGTACTGTGGAGGCACAAGCCGATTGAGAGAAAGGAACGCACCATGACGATTTCGGAGTTCATCGACGACCTTGAGAAAGCCCGTGCCAAGTACGGCGACTTGAAGCTGTTCGTGGCTCGGGGCTATCAGTTGTACCCAGTGGAGTCGCTCGACCTGTTCGACTGCCGCGTGGGGTACAACGAGCACTACGATGAGTTTTTCGAGTCGAACAATGCCGGGTTCGGTGCCGAAGAGGCCGTTGTTCTCGGGTGACAGAGAAAGGAGGTACAAGATGGACGAATACATTAAAGAGCGGTTGGAGGGAGCGCCGGTCCTGTTCGATAGTTTGGACAAGCGATACGCTTTCATACCTGCGCTTAAGAAGTGGTTGGACGTTAACGGTGCAGAGTACTGTTTGGGGTTGGCTGATATTCGCAACCTCATGGACAACGATCTGCTCTACTTCGCACCTGTGCCATTCATTCAACATGTGTGGGGTCAGCGAGACACTCAACGGGCGGCACTCGAACCGCACACTACACTTAAATATAAGGACGGGCCGATCATCTTGCACAATACAGGCGACACACCCGCTATCATCGAGTGTAAGCACATCGTCAACTTCGCGATCAACAAAGGCTGGGAGCTTCAACTGGTATGAGGAACGACGAACTACTGTCGCTGTTCACGCCGCAGACGCGGCGTGACAAGCAGATCCGGGTGGGCGCCTCGAACCTTTCCAACCCGTGTGCGCTGTGCCTGGCCGAGGATATCCTTCCGGGTATCAAGGACAAGAGCGGGGTCGAGTTGGTGCCGCGCGAGATGCGGGAGTCCAACTTCGTTATGGGCGCCAGGATCGGAACGGACATCCACCGGGGTCTGGAGTACTGGGCTAAGCGGCTCTTCCCCAAGTGGGAGCTGGAGCAGCGCTTCGAGCTCGGCCTCTACGAGAACTACGGACTGATCCGGTCCACGGCCGACGCCTACGACCCCGAGGACGGGACGATCGTCGACTACAAGACGACCACCCGCTCCAAGCTGAAGGCGCTCAGCGCAGTGTTCTCGATGCATGGTGACGTGCCCGACGTGAGCGGGGACAGCGCAAAGGGCAAGTACATCGCCTACGTCGCACAGACCCACCTCTACGCGCTCGGCAAGGAGCGCCGCGACGGCGAGGGGACTGTGCGCAAGATCAAAGTCGTTTTCATTCCGAGGGACGCTTCGCAGGTGTCCGATGTGGAGATCTTCACGATCGACTATGACCATGAGAAGGCTGAGCAGGTGTGGCAGCGCGGGCAGCACATCATCGATGCCCTGTGCGACGGCTTCACGGACTTTCCGTCGTATCCCGGTTGCTACCGTTGCAACGTGTTGGCTGTTAAGAAGAATACGTAGGCGGTGGTTTTGCATGAAAGAACAGGACGACATTCTAGAATACGGTTACATATCCGGGCTCATTGACAGCCTCGAAGAGAGGAAGAAGGAACTCGCTGCAGTTATCAAGCAAAGGCTGCAGGTCGGTGAGTCCGGAGTAGCTGGCCCGTACATAGTTACGCGAAGGGAGGTTCACCGTTTCGATATATCGAAGGCTGAAAAGGCTCTATCTGGAGATACGCTTCGACGTTGCTATGTTCAAAAGCTGGATCCGAAGAGAGTGAAGATGTTGGCTTCAGCAGAGGAGTATCTTCAGTGTCTTAAGAGCACAGAGCAGCTTTATATCCGTCAAGAGAAAGGAGAAGACGAATGACAGATTTCGACATCGAATCATTCATCATCAAACCCGACGAACTCAGCAAACCCGAGCAGATCCTCGTCTACTCCGATTATGGCCAGGGGAAGACGACGTTCGCCGCTTCGGCCGCTAAGTTCGAGCCTACGTCGCCCGTGCTGTACCTCGATCTCGAAGGAAGCACGACAGGCGTTACACGCGATGTTCCGCCGGAGAACATCGACATCGTCAGACCTAAGAACATGCCGATACCGGAGGGCATGACCAAGGAGGAAGGGTGGATCCACAACACGGACCGCATCCTTGTGGCTTTTCTCACAGGTGAGATGCCCCGTGAGTACAAGACGATCGTCATCGACCCGCTCAACGTCTACAACGATTGGTGTGCGGACCACTTCGAAGCCGTTGAGATGGCTAAGCAGAACCCCAATAAGTTCGCCATCTGGACGGAGGCCGCGAAGAAGACGACTGGCTCGAACGGGATCTTCCCGCTTCTGAAGGACGCCGGTGTGCTGTCCATCCTCGTCGTCCACCAGAAGACCGACGACAACGGGGTGGCGGACTTCGCCTGGCGCGGCTCTGGTTCGAGGGCCAAAGTTGGACAGACGCCCGACGTGGTGGTACATTTGTCACTGGACACCGATCGGAAGACCGGAGAGTCGCACACGGAAGCGCAGATGTTCGCGTCCCGGACGATCGGAGCCAAGAACCGCTTCAACCTTCCTCCCTTCGTGGAGGACTTGACCATCGAAAAGCTTTGGAAGCTCTGCGACAACCACTGAGAGAGGAGAACATTATGGTACGCAAACCCGCTTATAAGGCATTCAAACTCGACGACAAGGAACTCAAGTCCGCTCTCGGATCCGACGGCCACTTCGGGGGCCGCGGCGGGGCCGTCAAGGTTCCGGCGCCCGGCGTCTACCGGGCTATCATCTGCGATGTGGAGAAGGGGGAGTACAAGTCCGCGGCGAATGCCGGACTGCCCCGCCTCGTCGTCGACCTGAAGATCATCGAAGGCCCGACCGACGACTACGACGGCGCCATCGTCAAGGACTTCAACGTCCCGCTCCAGCCGCACTGGAAGAACGGCAAGCTCAATTACAGCTTTCCGAACTTCTGGGAGGCCGTCGGCGCCTACGACCCCGACGAGGGCTTCCTGATCCCCGAGGACGAAACCGAACTGGTCGACCCCGACCAGACGGTCCTCGTCAAAATCGGGAACCGCCACAACGATCGGGGTTATGTTAACGCGACGGTCGAGTCCTACTACGTGGACGACGGAAAGCGAGAGCTGGAACAGCTTGGCGAGCCGCTGAAGCCCAAGGTCGTGCAGGACGCACCCACGGCTAAGGTCCAGCCGGCCAGGGACACGACGCGGAAGTTCAGCATCGGATAGAAGAGAGGAGTAAGGAACGGCCCCAATGGGGCCGTTCCTGCTCTATAAGACAACGTAGGTTCAGAGGAGAAAGGAAGAGAAGATGGAAGCAATAGAATTCCTAGACGCGATATACAAAGACATCGAGGGTTACATCAACATTGTGACGATGGACCCCCTCGACGAGGAAGAGACTGTCAAAAGCAAGTTCCTCGCCTGGCCGACCAAGCGCGACCTCGCACAGCGCTACCTGTCCATCCGCGAGGACGAGAACACCTACTGCTCGGTCGGTGTCTTCACGGGTAAGAGCCGTTCTGGCGACGACGAAGGAGCCATGTGCGGTGTCGTGTGGGCCGAGGCGGACACCTGTCCTCCGAGCGAGTTCGAGGTCGAGCCCTCTTTCGTTGTGCGCACATCGAGGAACCGCACGCATTGCTGGTGGGTTCTCGACACGCCCCACCCGCTGGCCGAGTGTTCGGAAGTGGCGCGGTCTATCTACCAGAAGCACCGCGACAAGGGCTGCGATTCCGGCTGGCAGGCGTCCAAGCTGCTTCGCGTGCCGGGCTCCGTCAACACGAAGTACGGCGCCGACTACCCTGTGCGGGTTGTCGAGAACACGGGCGCCGTCTACACGTTAGATGAAATTAAGGCGGCCTACCCGGTTGTGCGCCTCGAAGAGGCGAAGAAAGTCGGCGAAGCTCCTCCGATGTGCGATGACGAGCAGCTTCGCGTCATCGAAGACAAGCTCAAGACGCAATCGTTGCGGTCAATGTACCTCGACGAGATTGAGGACGGGCGTCAGAGCTGGTCTCAGACGGCTAAGAAGTTCCAGATGGAGCTCTTCCGATCCACCTTCACCGACAACGAGGTGTATCAGTTGATGCTTCGCGCACACTGCAACAAGTACAACCCTGTCTACGCCGGCCGAAAAACTAAGGAAGGCCACGCTATTCCGAAGCGCGACAACTGGGAGCAGTGCACGTGGAAAGAGGTCGAGAAGTTCAGCAAGGAGTACAAGGACAGCTTCACGCACCTCGATGAGAACGGCATTGCTCTCGGGGACGAAAGCTTTGCCAACGCTATTCGCGAGTATCAGACGGGTGAGATACAGCTTCTAACAGATGAGGAGGTGGCGTTCGTCGAAAGCGACGATAATCCGACGTTTATCAAAGACTACATCGACTACGGTCGCACAGTGACGGACACCGCGGACGCCTACCACGCTGCGCTCGGTTTGGTGACGATGGCTACGACGATCGGCGCTTTCGGGTCTATTAACACCACGGGCGACGACGAGCAGGGGCTTCGCTTCTGGCCGCTCATCCTCGGCCCTTCCGGTACTGCGCACAAGACAACCGCTGTGAATGGAGCTCAGGCGGTCATCGATCTGTGCGGTACCCTGATAGGGCGTTCCAACAGCATCAAAGTGGCGAGCGACTCCACTATCCAAGCCATGAAACGCGACATCGCCCCGTTCCATAACACACCCACATATATGGCTCTCGATGAGATTCAGGACAAGTTCCGGGACATCATGGACAACCGCGGGTCGTGGAACGGGTTCGACGCCGGCCTGTGCAAACTGTTCAGCGGCGAAGTCGAGATGACGCGTCGTATCACGACCGAAGGTGTAGATCGCGCTAACGCACACCTCAACGTGATCCTCACGGGCATCTACGACGAGTCGATCGACATCCTCGAAATGAGGAACTTCAAAAACGGTTTCCTTACACGCTTCACATGGGTGACGTACATCGAGGAAGATAACGAGGGTAAGAGCGACGATAAGCCGAAGATCGCCGCCATGTTCAACAGCCGCCGCAAGTTCGGCAACAGCAAGGACCGCGACAGGAAGGCGCAGAAGCTCGCGCACACGTTGGCCAGCCGCGTCAACCAGCTGTGCCGGGTGTGCTACAAAACCGACGACGTGCCAGATGTGGAGCAGCGCCTACAGGAAAGGGAGATTGACGTCAACCGAATTCTGCTCGACGTGGACGACGAGGCGCTCGACCGCTACGAGACGTGGTGCATGAATGTCCAGCGCTTCGACATCGTCGAAGACAAGTCATCGATCTTCGAGTCTGCCTTCCGCAGACTGTGCATCACCGTTCCCCAGGTTGCCGGGCTGTTCAGCCTCATGGATAGAGAGGACGGCGTCATCACCAAGACACACATGCTGAACGCCATCTACTATGCCAACCACTGGGTGCGGTGCCTGCTCAAGGCGCTCAACGATGTGACGGCGAGTCACTACGTCAAGCAGCAGGAATCGGTCATGACGTTCATTCGCACGCACTGCGACAAGGCGAACCACGCCATCCTGTGCACGAAAGTCCGGGACAAATTCCCCGAGTTGGACGAGTGGACGTACAAGAACATCATCTCTTCGCTGCGCGGCAGGGGTCTCATCTCCGGTCCGGTCGAGCTCGAATACATCCGAGGTAAGGGTAAGAGCAAGAAGTCCAAGGGTTGGTTCTACACGATGGTGGTGGACGAGTGAGAACTGTGCGATTCTATCTGGCATCCGGTGACATCGAGATGTTCAAGGAGGTGGCCGTGGCCGCCAATCCGGAGCTCGGACCCCTCGACTACGAGTGGTCCGACACCGAGGAAGGCGCCGCTGTCTTCGACCTCGAACCGTGGGACGACTGCGGCATCGACACGGCAGCCCAGTGGTTCGCTGGTGTTGTGCGACGCTATCTACTGGACAACGGCGCGTGGTCGTCGCCGTTCGGCGGAGAGTGGTCGAAGATCCTCTTCCTCGACATCGAGTCCCACGGAGTCGAGAAGCGCTGGTCCATGTCGCCGCGTGAGTTCTTCCGCCTCGGTCAGTATGCGTGGGGCGAGGGCCCAGTCGTCTTGACGGAGGATTACGACGAGGTCATAGAGGCTATTCGGAAAGCCGACGGTGTAGTGATCCACAATGGCCACAACTTCGACTTGTCCGTGTTGTTCGGCAAGGACAGTGACGAACCACTACGGATGACGATGGATCGTAAGGTCATCGACACCATGGTGCTGGCGAACATCGCCTACCCCGCTCCGTCCGTCTACCTGGATAGGGCGGGGCGCCGCGTCGTCACCGATCTCAGCCCTTCGAATGTGCGCCGATGGCTGTCCCTCGACAACCTCGCACACCACCTGGGCCTGGAAGGTAAGGTCATGGATCTGAAAGACCTCGCCAAGCGGTTCAATCCCCCGGGGACAAAGGTCGCCGATCTCGACTTCGGATTGATTCCGCTTGACGATCCGACGTTCCGCGAGTATTCCGAACAGGACGTAGTGGTGCTCCGGGGCATCTTCAAGGAACTCCTACTGCGCCACGAGGTCGACGAGTACGACTGGCGCGAGCAGCTGAAGGCTGCCATCAACGCGCAGATGTCAAGGAACGGCTTCCTCATCGACGCCGACAAGGCGTACGACAGACTCTACGAGTTGGCGGACAGGAAGGAGAAGTTGCTCGATTACCTGCATAGGTCGGTGGGCATGCCTCTTGACTCGAAGCAGCCGTGGAGGACGACTAAAGGCAAGCAGTGCGTCCTCGACGCACTCGCCGCGTTCGGCGTGGACGAGTTCACGCACCCCGAGTGGCCTCGCACACCTACGGGCGCTCTGCAGCTATCCGGCAGCGTCGTACAGGACCTCCTCAGAGGCCACGGAAGCCACGCTGAGGCCTTCGGAAAGGTCCTGGGTGAACTACTAGGCCAGCGCTCACTTGCGCAGCTCACAATCGATTGTCTGCAGCCTGATGGCCGTGTGCACCCTGAGGTCGACGATCTCCAGCGGTCCGGACGCTCGTCGACGACGAAGCCCGGCCTGACGGTGTGGACGGCTCGCGGAGACAACGCCGTGGAGAAGTCCTACTTCATTCCGGACCCCGGCTGCAAGCTGGTGTCGTTCGACTACTCGAACGCGGATGCGAGGATCGTCGCCGGCTACGCACAGGACCCCGCATACCTGAAGAACTTCCTGCCCGGAGCTGACCCGCACGAGATCACTGGTCGCGCCGTCTGGGGTGACGACGAGTACGAGGCACACATGCCGGATGGCTGGGAGACAGATGGAGAGGCGCGCAAGCGCAACCCCTACCGGCAGAAGGCCAAGGCGCTCTCGCATGCCTGGAACTACGGCGGCGGGGCGAAGACGATCTCCAAGGCGTCGGGCCAGCCGCTCGACGTGGCGGAGCACTTCGTCGAGAAGATGGCGGAGGCCTATCCTTGGGTTGTGCGATGGCGTCAGGACTGTGCGGATCAGGGTGAGAGCGGCTACATCTACAACGCGTGGGGCCGGCGCATGAGTGTCAATGTCGAGCGGTCGTACACCCAGTCCTCGGCGCTCATGGGGCAGTCGGGGACAAGGGAGATCATGACCGATGCGCTCATCCGCATGTTGAACTGTGACCTTCGTCTCATTCACTGGCTTCGCGCGCAAATCCACGATGAGTTGATTTTCTCGATTCCCGAATCGGAGCTAGACTGGGCGGTGCCGAAAATCGCTGAGCTGATGTCCACGACGTGGAACGGGGTCGAATTCACCGCCGCACACGGGCAGCCGGCGGACGATTGGGAGCATGCATCCCACTGACGAAAGGAGAAACGTATGACGAAAGCAACGCTGTATACGAAGCCTGGCTGTGTCCAGTGCAAGATGACGAAGAAGGACCTGACGAAGAAGGGCATCCCCTTCGACGAGGTTGACATCACCGAGGACCACGACGCTCTGTCGTTCGTGTTGGGTCTCGGCTATAAGCAAGCGCCGGTTGTTGTGATCGGCCAGACTCACTGGAGCGGATTCCGTCCCGACATGGTTAGGAAGTTCGTTTGATGAATATAGTTGACAGACAGTACGAGGATCTTCTCGCCGACGTGCTGAAGAACGGTGTGGAGAAGAAGGATCGCACAGGGGTTGGGACGCTGTCCGTCTTCGGACGGCAGCTCCGCTATGATCTGAACAACGGATTTCCGCGTATCACGACGAAGTTCGTGCCCATGAAGGCTGTGAAGGGTGAATTGCTGTGGTTCCTATCAGGAGATACGAATATCAAGTGGTTGAAGGATAATGGCATCTCGATATGGGACGAGTGGGCCGATGCCGATGGTAACCTCGGGCCTGTGTATGGCTATCAGTGGCGCAGTTGGCCTGCGCCGGACGGCAAAGGCATTGATCAGATTTATGAGGTGGTCGAGAGCTTGAAGGCCGATCCGGACTCTCGCCGGCATATCGTGTCGGCGTGGAACGTCGGCGACTTGGATGCCATGGCTCTCATGCCGTGTCATGTTCTATTCCAGTTCTATGTAGCAGGCGGCAGACTATCGTGCCAGCTGTATCAACGCAGTGCGGATTTGTTCTTGGGTGCTCCTTTCAATATCGCGTCATACTCCCTGTTGACGCACATGATCGCACAGCAAACAGGCTACGACGTTGGTGAGTTCATTTGGACGGGAGGAGACTGCCATATATACAAGAACCACGTAGTGGCTGTGCGAGAACAACTCGGGCGTAAACCCTACCCGTTCCCCGAGCTCAGCCTCAAGAAGGTGCCATCGATATTCGACTATCAAATGAGCGACATTTACGCATCGGCAGGATACAAACATCACCCTGCCATCAAGGCCCCCGTGGCTGTATAATCGAAGACCCATCGTAGAAAGGACGAGATTTTGACTGTTAACATCGACCCGATCTCCACAGTGGAGGAGTACGTGGAGCAGGCGGATTGGCGCGTCAACGCGAACGCGAACCAGGGCTACTCCGTCGGCGGCCTCATTC